ATAATCAGAAGGCATAGATAATGCTCTTACTATATAATCATTTTTAGTTACAGCTCTTAATTGAGTTGAATACGAATATAAAGCATTTTGTCTAATTTCTTCTATAGTATCACCATTTCTTCCTCCTACTGAAGGGAAAGGATTAGTTGATACTACGCTATCAAGAACAGTAGTAGCTAAAGCACCTCCCGGATTACCATTTTTAAAATAAATTCCACTATTATCTAGTACTGTTAAATCATTAGAAGAAATATTAGATGTAATTCCACCCCCAACTAAATATTTTACATGTAAACTACCAGAAGGCACCAACCCATATTCTTGAGTAAACATTACTGAAGCTTCATTATAATTATTAGTTAATAGTGAAATTCCAGGTACTAGACCTAATTGAATATTGTCAGGGGTAGGTATTATTTGAGAATCAGTTTTATCTTGAGATAATCCTGCTCCAAATTCTAATTGTAATGTATTATCTGAGAGTATTCTAGATACAAAACGTCTAGGTGCTCTCTGTAATTGGAGTAGGTAAGGAACTTGATCGGTTGAATATGAAGGATTAGCTGTTTTTTGAAATATTGTTGATTGAGCTAAGTAAGGTACTTCATACCATGTATTACCATCACTTCCTGTTATTTGCAATATTTGTAAAATATTAGTATCACTAATGTTAACAGTAGTAAATTTTTGATTAGCTGTTGGATTTATAGTAGTTTCTACTATCTCAGCTGATATAGCAGGAACTGATTTTTTAAAAAGAAAATAATTAGTATCAACAAAAGTAATTTCTGTACTACCTGTATCTGTAAAATCTACCTGTTGGGTAGTTATAAACTTAGTACCTGTAGAAGTAGATGAAATAGAAGTATTTATAGGAATTATTAATCCATAAGTATTAAAGTTAGGATATGATATTCCACCACTAATAGCAGAAGGAACTAATTGATATATATCAACTGTAGTATTTGAAGCATAAGATGCTTTAGGGCGATATCCCATCATATACGACATAGCGTATAAATTTTCTTTTTCTTTAGCGTATAAGAGAAAATTTTCTTGGGTTTGGGTATCAAGATAAAAAGACATTACATCACCAACATATGATGACATTTCAATAAATAAATTACCAGGAGTTGCCTCTGTAAAATCATTATATGTTGTAGGAAAATATGTTTTAGCATATTGTTGTAATACTGATTTAAAATCAGTAAACCCTTTATTTAAATATGATATATTTTTATCTTCGTTAGCCATTATTATTGAAATTGTACTGTTATTTGGTCTGGGGTTTCTGATATATTTAGGTAATATTCTACATTTAAATTAAGAATATTATTATCATTATCTGGGTTGAATTCTATATTGGTTACTGTTATTTCAGGAATAAATATAGAAATGCTATTTATTAAGCTTATTCTTAAATTATCTAAATTAGAATCAGTTATTCCTTCAAAAATAAACTTTTTTAATTCACACCCAAAATTAGGATTCATTACCCTTTCACCTACATTAGTAAGTAATAAATTAATTAAATTAGATTTAATTTGATCTTTAGTCGTGTAAGTACTTTTAAATACCCCAGGGCCGTTAAAAGGTAAAGCTACCCCAATAGCAATATTGCCTTGCAAATCTAAAGGATTTACTCGTATTGTTTGAGGTATTGGCATATTATCCTAAATTTCTTAGTCCTGATAAGTCTTGAGCAGTCATATTAGCTGCTGAGTCTGCTAGGAAAGCGGCAAATGGGTTTACTTTTTCCCCTGTTTTTTTATCAACAGCATCTATTACTTCTAGTTTTGGAGAAGACTGTTGAAATCCAAAGGCTTCACCCATTTTAGTACGCAAAGATGCTCTAACATCACTACTAGCAACTATATCATCACTAGTAAAATTAAATGTTTTGCTTTCAGATAATGATTGTTTTTTCTGTTCTAATAAAAGAACACCAACTTCTTCGCGAACTGCTTCGCGGACTGCTTCTTTAATTAAATTTTTAAATACTTTAGCGTTCATGATTATAAATATTTAACCTTGTAATTTTTGTCTATCGATAACTAATTTTAATTGATCTACTAGATCATTAGGATCTAATGTAAATGAATATTCACTTTTTATAACTTCAACACCTTGTCTATTAATAGCAACAGCATAGCGGCGTTTTATAGTACCCCTAACTGTAAATCTAGGGTCTTGTTCTTCTTTAATTTGAAATCTAAATCCTTTATATAAATTAGCCTGGTCATTAATAGATGGAACTTGTTTTAATTCTGATTGTTGTTGCGGATTTAATGATGGATCTTCCTGATTAAGAATTTCTAAGGTAAGTTGTTCTAATTCATTTAATCCTGCTTCATCTAATCCCTCTAAGGCAAGTTGATCTAAATTAATAGGAAATACATTTTGATCCCCTAATGGTATATTTGATAATCCATTATCTAACCCATTATTTGACCCAACTACTGGGGTGATAGAAGATGTAGCATTGCTAGATATAATCCCTACGGGACCTATATTTGTTCCTCCATTTCCTGTTCCTCCTGTAGTAGTTAAACCAGTTCCAGTTCCATTTGTTGTTCCGGTATTTGAAGTATTTACAGTATTGGGGATAGTAATAGTAGAAGGATTAGTTATATTATTTGCATTGCCTATCCCACTCCCAGTTCCGGCTGTTATTCCTCCAGAACCTGCTATTCCTATTCCTGTGGCTCCAATTCCAGCAATTCCAGTTCCTGTTGTTCCTGTTACTCCTATTCCACCCCCAGCTATATTATTAGGATTTAATCCACTTCCTGTTATTCCTCCAATATTTCCAACTCCTGCAGGACTAATTACAGAGCCAGTTCCTGTTGTTACTGTGGTTCCGGTTCCTGTAGTCCCTGTATCAGTTACTCCTGTAGTAGATGTTGGAGATAAAGATCCAGCAGCACTAGTAGAGTTTAAAGGAACTATTCTTCCACCTATATTTACAAATCCAGCTGATCCGCTTACAGGTACAGCACTAAGGGTTTGGAATAAAGACACATCTCCTACAGGAAGAATTGTTTGGATTAATTTTAATAATTGGTCATCAGTTAATATAGCTAATGTTTTATTATTTAATTTAAGAACAATTTGCTTTAATTTTTCAATTAATTCTTTTAATTTTTGAATTTCATTAGATAATATCCTAACGCATGGTGATATTATAGAGCTTAATCCATTTATTATTTTATTTAATATTTCAAATACTCTTAATACAGCCCCGGGTACTGCCGGGAGTAATGCAAGTAATATTCCTAAAATTCTTAAAGCAGTACTAGCTATTTTTAAAGCAGTGTTAATAGTTTTAAGGATACCTTCAATTGCTTTTAATTTATTAATAGCATCGTTAATAGCTTTAATAGTATTATTTTTTAAATTTGTAGCTATTATTACTGAAGCCTCATCTACTACTTGAGTATCAATATAGAAATTAACAGCATCAACTTGTTTTTCTAATTGTTTTCGCTGTGTTATAAAGTTTAAAAAAGCATTTGTTATAAGTAAACCTAATGCTGGGTATATTGCGGTGAGGTTAGCAGGGTTAGTTAATACATTTTTGGCTAGTTCTGCTTTGGATTTAACCTCAGCTTTAATAGTATTAGATTTTAATTTAATATTTTCTTTCTTTAATTGCTTTAATTTATCTCTATTCTTTTTTTGAAAATTATTTATTCCTATTTTCTTATTTTCCTGAATTTGTTGTATATTGTTATTAGTAGTTAACTTTATATCTTCAAGATTACTTTTGACGTTATCTCTAATAGCAGTAAGTTGGCCTTCAGTTATTTTTTTATTTTTGAAGTCTCTTTCAGCTTTTCTTAATAAACCAGCCTGTTCAGTTACTACTTGCTTTTGTTTTTTAATTAAATTTTTTAGATTTTCATTTTGATTTTTTACAATATTTTGAGCACCTAATATTAATTTTTGCTTAGTAGAATCTATTAATTGACTATCAAAATTAGGAATAAAACCCCCTACTTGAGATAATGTTTTTTGTATCTCAGTTGGAATTAAAGGAGTTATACTTATATTATTTGCCATTATATTGCTATGTATACCTTTTCGTTAAATAATCTATCGGGTTCAATTATATCAGCTAAATCTTTCATATCTAAAAATAAACTCTTACCAGCATTGTTTAGATTAGGTATAGGAGCTCCTTCTTTAGTAGCTGTAACAGGATTAAGATATCCTGCTAATTCTGTTAAAGCATTATGTATTTTAATTAAAGCTGTAAGAACTGTATAACTTACTAATATGGGTTGAGAATCTAAATTAGTATTAAGTGATCCTAAAAGTACTTGATTTGAATTAAGATGAGCTAAAGTATCAGCATTTAAAGCTATTACATTTTTAGTATTTAATTCAATATTTGTTTTTGCAAATATCATTACCTCATCACGTTTAGAATTTATAACTATCCTATCACTATTTAAAATGATTTGAGGACTTACATAATTAGATACTTCTATTGGATTAGTTAAAGGATTTAAAATTCCTTTTTTATCTGGTTTTAGAGGAAGTTTTTGTCCTGATGTTAAATAGATAGAGGAAAGATCACTATTAATCTTTTCTATTCCTGTTTTTTCCCCTTTTTCAGAACTAAAACCATTAGTTAATATAATAATAGGGTCTTCTTTACTCCCAGCACTACTCCATTCATTATCATTTCTTGCTTCGATCTTTGTTGTACTAAATCTTATAGCAGAACCTTGTCTTCCTTGAATAATACGATCCCCTGAAAATGATAATAATTTTTTTACATTAGGGTTATTAGGAAAATCTAACCCCAATGATTCGTCCTTGTTAATAAGGATTGCATTTTGCTGAGTATTGTTAAATATAGGAATAGAGTCAGAGTAATATATTCCACCTCCGGTAGTTGATACTTGACTGCTAGGACTAGCTAGATACGATATTTGTACTAACTCATTTACTCCAGGAATATTATCACTATTTAAAGGTAAAGCCATAGTACACTCATCTAAAAAAGTGTCATCTATGCTTGCTGTTATATTTTTATATTTAGGATAATCTTTATAAAATATAGTTCCTATCCCATTAAATCCACCTGCACGCTTAAATTGTTTTTCAGTAGGGGTATTTTGAGTAGTAACAACACCCATTACTTTTCCTATTGGAAGTATATTAGGGTGACTATAGTTATTTTTTCCTATAGTATGAGTAAGATTAGAAAAATTATCTCTTATATTAAAACTCATTTTTGTTCAATTTGAGGTTGTTGAGGAACTTGTTCTAATAATTTTTGACCTTGCTCTTGTATTGACTTTTGTTCTTCTAAAAGAGCACTAATTTCATCCATATCTATAAATCCAACATCATTAGTAGCATTCATAGTTGCAGCACGTTGTGCAATACCCGCCATTTTAATTAATTGTTCGTTATTTTTAACGTTAACATCAATTAAATCTTTAACTGTAGGCATTAACATCACGGCGGAACCTGCATTAGAAGTAGCAATAGGTTTGAGAGTATCTATGAGTTCGTTGATTTGTTTATCAACATCTTTATTATTCCTATGGATCTGCTTAAACAGGTCTGCTAGTGATGTGTTTCCGAATAT